AGACCATAACAGCAGTTGCTTTTGTATCGCCAGTAGCGTCAGCACCTGTTTGTGAAGGACCACAAAGTAGTAAAGATATATCTACGTTTTCTGTGTCATTAAATTTTTCGTATGCAGTTGCAATCTCAGCGTTAGTAGCAGCGTAGTCGTCTGTTCCACCTGAAAGTGAAGTATTAGATACTACGAAAGCGTCACCGACTGTATTATCAAAAGTTTGTCCTGTTTTACCAAGACCGTCTGATAAAGTAGAGATGTGGTCTATCCAGTAGATAAACTTACTGTTTCTGTAAATTACATCAGCATAATAGTTTGAATTGCCTGAAGCGTCTTTAGCGTCATGCGCCTGTGATACTCCAGCAAAAGTTTCTAGTATTTCTCCTGCAGTTCCTGTGATTGAGCCATCTTCGTCAATAACGGCGATGTGCATTTCATCATTTGAACCGCCTGCAGCTGATACGTCATCAGTTGTTGTTGGTGGTCCATCAAAGTTGAAATAGTATTCCCAATGTCTTAGAACTTTAGCATTATCAACAACAGCGTGTCTTAAACCGCCTGTTTCTGTTTGACCAGTTGCAGGGTTAAATCTTGCGATTGTTAATGTGTTTGTACTAATTGAAGTTACCTTGTAGAAAAATCCTGAAGGTGCACCGTCAGTTGAAGGCACATTACTTGTGTCCCCAAACTCTAGTATGTCGCCTGCTTGAAATAGACCACCATCATCCATAGTGATAGTAGTATCTCCGATAGCAGCAGCGCTATCATTTACTAGAGTACCACTTTGTGAATGTGGTCCAAAAGCAGTTGAGTTAGAACATAAAGAAACTTTTAAACTGTTTCCTAGTGTTCCTGCTTCTCTTGCAGCCCAAGTTCCTATGTTAGTTACTTGACCAGCGCCAGTTTCAGAATAATATGTATCAAGGTAATCGGATGTATTCTTGATCAAGACAGCAGTACCAGTTGACACAGCGTTTACTAAACCTGTGATTGGTCTTACTACCTTCAGATTGTTTCCGTATCCTAAAAAGTTTGCAGCACAGAAAAATTCTTCAAAGTTAGATGAATTTGGTTTACCAAAAGTTTCGACCAACTCAGTTTCAGATGAAATCGTAGTGACCTCATCAATTGGTCCTTTTTCTGCTGTAATTACTATACCACCTGCAGTTGTAGAAACGGCAGGAATTACATTAGTAAGATCCTTTTCAGTAACGAGAACACCTGGTGATACTTGAAAAGCCATATTTTAGTTCTCCTTAATATTAAGTTTATTAGTTATAACCCTTTGCATATATTTATAGTATGTTAAAACTACACTACTCTCCTTTACGATATGATACAGGTCGCCATACTTCACCTGCGTCAACAAAATAACCATCTTGTCCCTCTGGATCGTCTAGTCCATTATCAATAAAACCAAAAGGTGCCATATCTGCCTCGATTGCATTTTGTTGATCTGTAAACATCTGACCTCTTACGTCAACGTTTGTTAATTCTTTAAAGTATCTTTGATTTGCCAACCATGAAAAAATAACTAAACACATAACAAGATCATCTGTAGCACCTTGTTCTGCTTCAAAAGATTTTCCACGTGCAATAAAAGTAGATAGTTCGGCAATAATATCGAAGTCATTTATGATTAACTTATTGCCTTCTATCAAACTTTTCATGTTAGAAGTTCCGATTTTTTTTGTGCCTTTTGTCATTCTCAAACCTAGTTGATTACCACGACCACTGAAGCCTCCACCTAATACTTGACCTGATCTGCCTCTTTGTGTAACCATCATCATATTGTCATACTCTAATTCAAACTGCATGGCGTCTGCTACTTGTTGACCTAAATCGTTTATCTCTATCAAAACAAATGCTTTATTGTAATGTGTTGCTACTTTGTTTATGATACTGGGAAAAACGATTGGCTTGATATCATTGTTACGATATTTTGCAACTAATTTATATGGTGCTTTTGTAACATCTATAATACAAAATGCTGAATAGTCATTTGATAATCCTCTTGATACGTCAACTGTGCAAGTATAGATATGACCTTTTTGCGGCATTTCATAAACATCAAGACCCATAGGACTTTTCTTTGGATCTATAACTGCCATAGATTTTATTTTAGTTGGATTGATAAGTGTATCTACACTACCTAAAAACTCACACTCAAACTCAGTTTGAAACTGCTCTAAGCTAGTGTTTCGAATAGTCTGTTCTTTCCATTCTTCATCACGACCAGGTACTTCTGACCAGTGAACTTCGGTAGGCACATAATCATTTTTCTTGTTGATTGCATCCATCCACATCTTGTAAAACATATTCATACCATGTGGCGTAGAAACAATCATAACTTTTGATGATTGACCAGATGAGATAGTAGGATAAACTGAACTAAAAAATTCTTCAGCTATATTATTAGGCACGTAGGCGAACTCATCTAAGAATATAATATTAAAGGTACTACCACGAACAGCACTAGAAGATGTACTTGCCGCTACAATTCTACTTCCGTTTTCTAATTCGATTGAACCTTTGTTCCAGTTAAGAACGCCTTGTTGCATCCATTTTGGTAAATGTTCGTAAGCCAGTTGCAATCGCCCTAGCAAATCTCTTGCAGTTGAAGATTTATTTGCCAGTATTGCAACATTAACATTATCATTAAATAAAACATAATGTAAGAGGTATGATACTATGATGGTTGACTTACCACTTTGTCTTGGTAACTTACAAATCGTAAAACGATTATCGTGGAATGTATCAACCATTTTCTTTTGAAAATCATACATTTCAAAAGGCACTAAGCCTTTGTCAATTGTAACGATCTTCAAATATTTTGATATAAAATATTTAGGGTCATCTAAACATTTTAAAACTTCTTCTATTCTTTCTTTAGAAAATCTTGACTTTGTATGACCTTTTTTTAAATTTGGATTTCCTAAGTATTGATCTCTACTCATTTTCTTGTCCGTAATCTGCCTTATTCATGAATATATACATCTTCTCACCAAGTAAATTACCGATCTCAAAATCTGAAGGATAGTGAAAACCTGCTATGACTCTTCCGTAACCACATTCGTATGCTGCTGTCATCAAATCTTTTTCTAGTGTTGGTGCTTTACCAGCAACATATCTTGCGATCAAAACTGATTGAGCTGCATGACCACTAGGATATGATCTAGTTTTATTTGTTTTACTAGGTAAAGTATTTAATTCTGGAAAAACTTCTACTGGTCTATCTCTATCAAAAAAATTTTTAAAATATGATATTATTGGAACTGATTCATCTATAATCTGATCAAACTCACCATCATGAAATGCTAAATTATTTGCTTCACAAACTTTTCGAATAGCATAAAATGGCTCTTGATCATGATTCATTATAGACTCAACATCTTTTTCATTTCTTACGTTCACTATTTTTTTAACCTCTTCTACCTCATCTATATCTAATACTTTAGGTGGTGGCAGTGTGATTACTTTTTCAAGACCTACTCTAAAAAATATCATTTCTTTTCCTTTAACATTTTTTGTAGTTCAGTTGTTGATCCAACAAATAAAGCATTTGTAACATTCTTTGGTCCTTTTTCAGGTATCTCTTTTACTTTCTTTAATTTATCTTGTAAGTCTAAAAGATTTTGTGATACCTCACTTACAGTTTTAATTAATTGTCCTGCTACTTCGTAAGCACGAGGATGTTCACCCTCTTTGGCTAGTTCTAATATGCCATCTATTGCTTCATTACCTTTGTCAAGCAGATTGTAAAGATTTTTACGACCAGTTTCAAAATCTATATCTGGATCTTTATCTTCTGGCACTGTCGGTAAAGTTTTTTTTACTTCTTCAACAGTAACGTCATTTGCAATATCTAAAACTTCATTTAGTTTGTCGTCAATTTTACTCATAATAAATCCTATGATGGTTTAGTAGGACTTGATGTCTTATCTTCACCAGTTGCATTATCATAATCCAAAGTATCTGTAAAGAAATCTAAAGTCGTAGTATATGTATAATCATCATCTTTATCAGCAGATGTAGGATTTGGTTGCACTGTAACTCTTTCAACTCTCGGTGCATTACTGCCTGTATCTGAATACAGATCAGCAGATACTTTTTTGATAACCGCAGATTGACTTATAGGTCCATACAAATAAATTTTTGCTGTAAACTGTAAAGTGTAGATTATTCTTCTCAT